CTGGCAAGATTGGTCTTATGATTGCCGCTTTCCAACCTTATGCAGAATCAAATATCACTCTTAATAAACATGCTATTGCTTCTATTTGTATTCCTGCCCAAGGTCTTGCTGATGAATATAAATCAAAGTTTGAAGAGTCTCTAATCATCACTCCTCCTAATCAAAAAATTATCGTTTAGATTGGAGAAATAGAATGCTAGTATTGGATATTGAAACTCTTGATATTGAATCAACTGCCGTAGTATTATCAGCATCAATGGTATACTTTGACGAAAATGATACTTGGTCAAGTTTATTGAAAAAGGCAGTATTTGTAAAATTTGATGCAAAAGAACAAGTTCAAAAATATAAAAGAACTATATCTAAAGACACTCTGTCATGGTGGAATACTCAATCTGATGCAGCAAGAGAAGTATCATTTAAACCAAAGCCTGATGATCTTACTGTAGAACAAGGAATTTCTTTATTAAGAGAATACTTAAGTAATGATACTAATCCTACTAAGATTATTTGGGTAAGAGGAAGTCTTGATCAAATGGTAATTGATAGTTTATGCCGATCTGCAAAATTAGAACCATTAGCAAGATATAACCATTACAGAGACATTAGGACTGGAATTGATATACTATCAGAATCTTCTGTAAACGGATACTGCAAAGTCAATTGCGAAGACTTTAACATTGACTGGGTAGATAAACATAATCCAATACACGACATTGCTTACGACGCATTGCAACTGCTTCACCCAAACTAATATGTACACAGAGGGCTATTAATGATATAATAGCCCTTTTTATATCATGAGGAAAAAATGATGATTAACGAATTTTATACAAATGCAATCCAATATGGTAATAAAATACTTGTCAGATCTATTAGAGATGGATTGCCACAAAAGCAGAAAATCGATTTTTACCCTACCTTATATACCACATCAGGAAAATCTTCAGAATCTTCTTCATTCAAGTCTTTACATGGAGTAGAATTATACGAAATAAAACCGGGTACCATAAATGATTGCAAAGATTTCATAAAAACTTACGAAAATGCGATGCCTGTGTATGGACAAACAAACTATGCATATCAATATATTGAAGAAAATTACAAAACCGATATAAAGTTTGATTCTGACTTATTAAAAATCATTGCTATCGATATAGAAACTGCAAATGAAGAATCTGGTTTTCCTCATCCAAAATACGCTAATGAAGAAATTCTACTAATTACTGTCAGAGATCTTAAAACTAAATCTACAAAAATATTTGGATCTAGACCTTATGAAGGAAAACATAAAGCAGATTTTGTCCTTTGTAAAGACGAAAATCAATTACTTCAGCAATTTGTGACTCATTGGCAACAAAGAATCCCTGACATTATTACGGGTTGGAATATTGACAACTTTGATATTCCGTACATTATTAATAGACTACTAAGAACTATAGGAGAAGATTATGTTAAAAAACTTTCTCCATGGAATATAGTCAATGAACGTTCTAAAAAGGTTAATAACGTAGAACAACAGACTTATGAAATACTCGGTGTGTCATCTTTAGACTATATTGAACTCTATAAGAAATATTCTAAAAAAAACCAGGAGTCATACAGACTAGACCATATAGCATTTGTAGAACTTGGTGAAAGAAAACTGGATCATAGCCAATGGAATACTTTCAAGGAATTTTACTCTGGTGAATATGACACTCATAAAATTAGGCCAGAGTATGAAAATTCGGATACAAAGTCTTATAGAAGAACACAGATAAAATTAGAGTTAATTAGACGCGGACTAACAGTTTAAATTGTTTACAGTTTGTGCCATGCCATCTATTATAATTAAGAGGATCAAAACTGCAGTTGCAATATTCACAAAGTATTGATTCTTTCTTTTTCATAGGTGGCAATTCTATTTCAGATTTGAATACATTTAAAGAACTGTCAAATATTGTCCAAGTTTTAGAAACTAGTCTTGTATTTCCTAGTGTTAAATTATATATTTTCTGTGGGCTTATTTTTGTTAATTGATGAAATTCTGATATAGTCATATCAAATACATCTTTAGTTATTACATTTTTAAATTTGAAAATGTCTTTTTTAAACCAAGGTTTACTTTGCTTTGCAATTTTACCAAAATTAATATTTTTACATTCAATAGAACATAATTTCTGGCTAATATTATGTGTAATTATTTCTTTATTACATACGGAACAATTTATAGTGATATACTTTCTGTTCGATAGCGCTTTCAATGATCTATTCTGTTTAATTATTTCTTTAGTACACGATCTAGAACAACAATTACTGCATCCGCTAAATTCTTTATAACAATATTTGCAAATTTTCATTGGCTTAAGTTTTTTAACTCCAGTATTTCCATCTCCGCCATCAGTCTTATTTAGGAGTATACCTGTCCCAATGTCTTTTCGCCCATGCCATCTTATCATTCTTCTTTCTATTGCTAATGCTCCAACTTCAGATAAATTCGTTTCTAGGAATATTATCTTTGTTCTATCCTTTGGCACAGATATTCCTTTATGAATATCATAGGCTCTAGTATTCTTACCTTTTCCAATGTAATATGGTGTTCCGTCTGACTTTCTAATATATGCATACACGTAATATATAAGATCGCTGGTCATGATAGTTCCTTGAATTGTCTTAAGAATGATTAGTGCTACTGGAGCCTAGGAACTCGCGAGTAGCTTTTTTAGTTTGTACAATCTATTTATAATATCAATAGATGTTTACTTTTTGTTGTTATTGTGATATTATATACATTTATTATAGGAGAACATTATGTTTAGTGATATATCAGATAAAGATTTATTAGATGAATATTATAAATTAGATAAAGAAATAAAGCAAGAATCATGGACTACATATACTGATTACAATTATCATGACGTATTGCTTATTGATAAATTGGATGAGCAATTAAAGTTTATCGAGTTACAACTCACAATGGCATATACTGCCAAGATTAATTATCAAGAAGCATTTAGTCCGGTTAGACTATGGGACTCTACAATCTATCACTATCTTATTAATAAGAACATTATTATTCCTAACATGGACAGAAATGTTAAAGGAGAATTAATGGGTGCCTATGTAAAGACTCCTATTACTGGCATTCATAAATGGATCGCGTCATTCGATTTGGCATCATTATATCCTCATCTAATAATGCAATACAATATCAGCCCAGAAACATTAACAACTACGAAATTGTCATTCACTATTGATAATTTATTAGACAAAATTGAACTTCCAAAAGTTGATTATGCAATTACTGCTAATGGTTGGTGCTATTCTAAAGATAAGCGCGGATTCCTACCAGAGTTGATGGACACTATGTATGCAAATCGTTCTATGCATAAGAAACAAATGTTAAAGCATGAACAGCAATACGAGAGTGATAAGAACAATAAGGAACTATCAAAAGAAATTTCAAGACTTAATAACTTGCAACTAGCTCTAAAGGAAACACTAAACAGTGCATACGGAGCTATTGGAATGCCATACTTCCGATATTATGATTTGAGAATGGCAGAATCCATAACATCATCTGGACAGTTCTCGATAAAATGGATAGCAAACAGAATTAACAAATATTTGAATTCAGCTTTGAAAACAAATAACACCGATTATATTATTGCTTCGGATACCGATTCTGTGTACGTGTCATTGGAAACTTTGGTCGAAACGACTCAAGGTGAAAAATCGACAGAAGATAAAATCAAATTCATGGATTCATTCTGCGGCAAAGTCTTAACTCCGTTAATAGAAAAATCATATATCGAGTTAGCAGAGTACATGAATGCCTATGAACAAAAGATGCAAATGAAACGAGAAGTACTTGCTGATAAAGGTTTGTGGACGGCTAAGAAAAGATATGCATTAAGAGTTCATAACTCTGAAGGTGTTCAGTATGATAAACCAAAAATGAAAATTATGGGCATTGAGATTGTAAAGTCATCGACTCCAACTGCCATAAGAGAAAAATTGAAGTCAACTATTGATATTATTTTTAATGACACTAATTTGGACCTCATAAGATTCATTGAAGACACTAGACAGGAATTTAAAACATTAGCAGTAGAAGATATTGCTATTCCAAGTACAGTTAATGGAATGATAAAATTTTCTAATGACAAAACTATTTATTCTAAAGGCTGTCCGATTTATGTCAGAGGAGGTTTATTATACAATAAAGTTGTTAAAGATATGAAACTTGATCAGAAGTATCCTTTAATAGGCGCAGGAGACAAATTAAAATATGTTTATTTGAAACTCCCAAATACTATTAAAGAAGATGTTATTGGATTCCCTACTGAATTACCAATGGAATTCGGATTACATAAGTATATTGACTACAACACTCAGTTTGAAAAAGTGTTCTTGAATCCATTAGAAAAGATTGTCGATGCTATTGGTTGGAATTTAAAAGAGCAATCGACTTTAGATGCATTCTTCTAATGTGTACATTATAATCGATATAGTGTATAATATTATTTTATTATTTAAAAAGGAAATATTATGTCAGAATTATTAGCAAAAATTAAAAAGACTTGTACCATTAAAGATTCTTCTGTATTGAGTGCATCAAAATATTTTAATAAAAAGGATATGATTCAAACTCAGATTCCTGCATTAAATGTTGCATTATCTGGAGAATTGGATGGAGGTTTTGTTCCTGGTCTGACATTATGGTGTGGTCCAAGTAAACATTTCAAATCGATGTTTTCATTAATCATGGCTAAAGCTTACATGGACAAATATCCTGAAGCAATTATGATTTTTTATGATTGCGAATTTGGAACTCCAACTGCGTATTTTAGTTCTCTTAATATTGATACAAATAGAATTCTTCATGTTCCTGTAATGAATATGGAAGAATTCAAATTTGATGTCATTAAACAATTAGAAGGACTTGATAGAGGAGATAGGGTAATTTTTATCATTGACTCTCTAGGTAATATGTCTTCCAAAAAAGAAATGGAAGATGCTATTGATGGAAAATCAGTACAAGATATGTCTAGAGCTAAACAAATGAAATCAATTTTTAGAATGATTACGCCATATCTTAATAGATTAGACATTCCAATGGTAGCAGTTAACCACATCTATATGTGTGGAACAGAAGAAATGGAAGTTATTTCGGATAATGGTGCAATTAGTCTAAAAAATATCACGCCGGGAATGTTAGTGGAAACTACCAATGGACTTCAACCCGTCACTAATGTATTTAAGTATGAGGACGCGTATGTGTCTGATATTGAAATGGAAGACGGCACAATACTATCATTTACACAAGGACATAGATTCATGGTAAATGGAGAATGGGTCTTTGTAGAGGATCTTCAAGAAGGAATGGAACTTGATATAAAACCCATCTCGTAATTGCAATAAATAATTCATATATACATTTTAAAGGGTTTTATATGAATTATTTGAAACATTACGAATTATTAATTACTAGAGCAAAATCTAGAAGTAAAATTTTAGAGTATATTGAGAAACATCATATAGTTCCAAAGTGTTTAGGTGGAAATAATGATATTGACAATATTGCTGAACTAACACCAGAGGAACATTATTTTGCCCATCAACTACTAGCAAAAATATATCCAGATAATTGCGGGTTAATTAGTGCATGTAAATTGATGGGAGGAAGTATTTCGGGAAAAAGAAGTAATAATAAAATCTATGGGTGGATAAGAAGAAAATCTAATATATTGATGGGACAGTCAATTAGGAAACTTCATATTGATAAAAGAGATATGAAGTCTATATCATTAGGATTTGAAAATTATATTGATATGTCTAAGTCTATATGGGATTTATTCATAACCCATAAATTACATTATACTTCTATAGAAGAAAAATTTGGGGTTAGTCGGCATTTTATAAAAAGATCTTTAGAAGTATATGCTAAAGATAATGACTTATTAGATGAGTTAGCTCAAGGTTATTATGATCTTAAGTCAAGCAGTCAAAAACTAGGCAGATCTAAATTTACTGAAGATCAAGAAAGCAATAGAATAACAGCATTAAAAAATATTGACTATGCCGCTAGATCATTAAAAACCGGTTCTAGAAAAGGATCATTAAATCCAACATTTGGTAAAACTTGGTCTCATATTAAAATGATGTGCCCATATTGTAATAAAGAAGTCGGCGGAAAGCGTTGGCATTTTGATAACTGCAGGAGTAAAAATGAAAATCAAATCAATAAAATTTAATACACGTAAGGCAGATGTTTACGACATTGAAACTCCTACACACGATTATATATTAAAAAACGGAATAATTTCTCATAATACACAGGAGCTTTACAGCAAACCTGTAGTTTCTGGTGGAACTGGTGTTTACTTATCTGCTGATAATATTTTTATTCTTGGAAGACAACAAGAAAAAGAAGGAACAGAAGTCATTGGTTATAACTTTATCATCAATGTAGAAAAATCAAGATATGTAAGAGAAAAATCAAAAATTCCAATTAGTGTTCTATTTGAAGGTGGTGTTTCTAAATGGTCAGGATTATTAGAAATGGCATTAGAATCTGGTCATGTCATTAAGCCAAATAATGGTTGGTATTCTAGAGTAGATAAAATTACTGGTGAGCTTGAAGATAAACGATATAGATTAAAAGATACTATCAATAAAGAATTCTGGCTTCCTATATTAGCAAAAAAGGATTTCCAACAATGGATAAAAGAATCTTATAAATTGACAGAATCAGAAATGCTATCTGATTCAGTAATTGAATCAGAATTATCAAAGGTTGAATTAGAGGATTTGGAAAAAATTTCTGAATTAGTTTAACTGTGTTGAGAGTGTATGCCAGTGTGTACACTCTCTATTTTTATGATATAATAACATTTTGAGAATATTATGACTACTAAATTCGAAACATATAACTACTTTGATGCTTCTGGAACAGAAGTTGTTGCATTAGAAATCCTAGAAGATAAATTCAAAGGCTCTATCTTTTCATTTGGAAAAGTAGAATTTCCAGACCCTAACGAACCAATCCTTAATTTTGAATATACTCTTCATCAAGGATATATCTCTGATGATAATAAGGAAGATTTCAAAAATTGCTTGGGTGATATATTAGTACAAATTTTAGAAGAATCTCTTAAAGACAAAACTACTGTTTTTAAAGGTGGCATTGATGAGTAAGATAGAAACTACTATTTTATCTAATTTAATTCATAACGCTGAATATAGTCAAAAAGTTCTTCCATTTATTAAAAGAGAATATTTTAAAGAAAGACCTGAAATTATTGTAACTGAAGAAATTCTGTCTTTTGTTGATCAGTTCAATAAGATGCCAACTCAGGAAATCCTGTCAATTCAAGCATCAAACCGTCAGGATGTCAATGACCAAACTTTAGTAGAAGTTGAATACTTAATTAAGTCATTAGAGAATCAACCAACAAATGACGAATGGCTTATTGAAGAAACCGAGAAATTTTGCAAAAACAGGGCAGTATTCAATGCAATCATTTCTTCAATGCAAATCATTGATGGCAAAGATAAAAAATATACTCAGGAAGCAATTCCAACCTTATTATCAGAAGCTCTTAGTATTTGTTTTGATACTAATGTTGGCCATGATTTCTTCGAAGATTCTGACTCTAGATTTGAATATTATAGAAGAGTAGAAGAAAAGATTCCGTTTGATATTGATATACTAAACAAAATTACTAATGGTGGTCTAGCAAGAAAATCTCTCAATATATTACTTGCGGGAACTGGTGTTGGGAAATCTTTGGTGATGTGCCATTTTGCTGCTGCAGCTCTAATGCAAAGTAAGAATGTGTTATACATTACTATGGAAATGGCAGAAGAAAGAATTGCTGAACGTATTGATGCTAATCTTCTAAACCTAGGAATGTCAGAATTAAAGACTATAGAGCAGAATATTTTCTCTTCTCGTGTTAATAAGCTTAAACAGAAGTCTCATGGCACATTAATCATTAAAGAATATCCGACATCTACT